AGTAAACGTGCAGTTTGCCGTAAGTGTGAGAACTTGAAAGGTGCCGTTTGTGAAGCTGATTGTGTATGTAGCGCCTGTATTGGCTACAACACTTTCTTCCGTGTAACCGTTGATAAACAAAGCATCGTCAAAAATGTTCGTGCTTGTGGTTACCTTTACAAAGTCCGTGCCGCTCCACGCAACAAGCGCACGCTCGCCTGCTACAAGCGTCACCCCCGTCGTAGGCCCAGCACCGCGAAACACAATCGACTGCGAGCCCGAGGTCGCGTTGATGACCACATAGACCTTCGTGCGCGCGGGGGCTGTGATGTTGCGAGTGACGGTGCCCCCCGCCGTCCAGCGAATGATCGCTTGCCGGGCCTGATTGGCCGCCCCCGTGGTATCGGTCAGAGTGACATCTGCATCTGCACTGAGCGTGGTCGTACCTGCCACCGCCGAGTCCAGCAGTGAGGTGATCGCGTCATTGACCGTCTGGCCCCACGTGCCCGTGAGGTCGCCCGTGACGGGCAGCGCTAGTCCGAGATTGGAGGTGAAGGTCGTCATGGCAGCCTGATCAATGCAGTGGTTGCGGTGGGCGGGGGCATCGCGACAACGAAGGGCACGCCGAGCGTGGCCGTCCGGTCCGCTCCGAAGTCGAGCACAGCCACCGATGGGTTGGTAACGCCGTCAGCGACGTAGATCAACGCCCCCCGCGCAATGAACGAGGCGCTCGACCACACGGCGTTGTCGAAGCTGAAATACGCAGTGGTGCCAGTCGACGTCGGCGCCACCGCTATCGACAAGATCTGCCCGCCCGCAAAGTAGCCCGGCCCTGAGACTTCGTTTGCAGTCGTGTAGGCCGTTGTATCCGCGCCGAGGTTGGCGCTGGCGGTGTACAAGGCCATCTTGTACGTAGCGATGCCCGTACTTTCGAGATACCGCTGTGCGATGAAATCGAGATCAAGTCCGCTGGAATTGATCGAAAAGTCGAACTGCGCGGTCAGCAGTCCTACCTTGAACGACGTTGTGAGCGTCTGAAGAATGGGCATGTCATGCTACCGGAGTTTTAGGCATGCCGGAACGGTAGATGTCTTGGTCTTCCGCGCCGTCGCCCAACCGCTTAGCAAGCAGCAAGGCTTCTTTGTACTTGTCGTCGTACAGCTTGATGAGGTCGGCCTCGCCCTTCAAGAAGGTGTAGCACTCAACAAGTGCGCCGTAGAGAAGTACTGTGTCGAAGTTGTCGCCCAGCCACGTACGCCCACCAACCGCCACCGTGATAGATTCGGGGTAGTGGTAGTACTGCAGTTCAAGGGAGTAGACGCCGTTGGGAGTCGGTGCCAGAATGAACCGAAGTTCTTTGACGTCCGTCGCCACACCGAACAGCGCGTACACGCGCGGCAGCCCCACGAAGGTCGGAAGCGGATAGGCTTCGCGAATGTAGCTAGGGTCTTTGTTCAGCAGGTAGCTGTAAGCGCCCGTACCGTCCATAACCGCAAGCGAATGCGCCGACAGAAAGTCCACCGGGCAGTCGACGTACTGAACCCCGTTGGACGTTGCCAACGTCGTCACCTTGCGGGACGCCGCAAAGTGAATCGTGTTGTAGATGCGCTGCTCTGCCTGCTTGATGCAGGCGTTCAGGTCGGCGGTATCAAACGTGTTCTCTAGATACCCCTGAATTGCCGCAACGAGTTCAGTATACGTCATGGCTTACGCCATCGGCCCACGCGCCGTAGTGCCTTTGGTCGCCGCGCCAGTGCCGCGAATCTTGACACCAGAAGTCTTGGGCTCCGGGCACGGCTTAGACGCAAGCGCCCCCACGGTGATGCGCATGTTCATGCTGATCGAGGAGGGGGTTTCTTTCTGCTGCGTTTTCATTTGCCCACCTTGCCTTGATTCATGGCCCGCGCCATGTTGCGACCGTACTTCTTGGCTGCGTCGGTAGTGACGCCGCCTTTTGCCATCTTGGCGCCGTGCATGCGTTGTTCGTGCTTCTTGACCGCCGTGTTGGCGACCTTCTTCATCTGGTTCATGTAACCTCCACTAGGAGACGGTGACAGTGCCGAGCGCGGCTCGGGAGACCAACGGGTTCGGGGTCAAGCCGTCGTCGTACGCTCGCGCGCCGCCCACAGGCGCCCATCCCCACTGAATGATGCGGCTGCCTTCACCGAGTGTACCAGCTACTGTCTCGCCTGACGAGATATAGCTTTGGTCGGGGCGAGGATCACGTACGGCTTGCGGGTCTTCAACAGGGAACGTGCCGAGCAGTAGCTGGGGGTGGCTCTTTTCCCAGCAGGACTGACAGACCTTGATGTTGACGAGGCTGAAACGGATTGTGAGCTTGCGCAGTTGGCGCAGCTTGAAGCGAAAGCCGCATCGATCGCACTCGGCGATCGAGAACTTGGCTGACGCAAACGGATTGGGCATTTACGGCCCCCACTGCGACGCGCGGGGGACCAGCCGTACCGACGCCTTCTCTCGATCCTCCTCGCTCGCCAGCAGCCACGCTTCGTCGTACTGGGCCTTGAGCGCCGGCACGAGCGCCGCACTCTCCGGGCGCTTAATCGCGAGGTAGTACGCCAGCCCCGCCACCATGCACGGCATGAAGCGGAAAGGGACGTCCATCGTGTTCTGGCCGTTGCCAGCGTCTTGGATGCGCCGCAGGCGCCAGTAGATCAGCGTGTAGGTCTGCGAGTTGTCGGGCACCGGCCACAGCGTCACGGTGGGGGCGTCGACCCCCCGACGCACGAAGTATTGCAGCGGACGGGCCTGCTGGTTCTTGTTGGGGATCGTGGCGTAGGTCGAGACGCTGATGCGCGAGATCGCGATGTCGGTCTGGTTCTGCGCAGTGCCCGTGCGGATCACCGCCTCCATCACGTCGACCGTGTCTGCCGGCAGCGTGTAGGCCGCCGTACCGGGCGTCAGCGATTGAGACAGCTGCTCAAACGTGAACATGTTGAGCCCGCGATTGGCCCAGTCTGCGAACATGAGGTTCATGCTACGACGCGCCGAGCGCATGTCGTAGCCAGTGCGGATCTCGAAGCCCGCACGCTCCCCAGCCTCTTCGACAAGGTCTACAAGGTCAAGGTTGAACGCAGTGGAGCCGGAAGTTGTCACTTAGCCGCCCTCATATTGTCCACAAGATTGGGGTATGGACGCCCCGCAGCTTTCGCTGCTGCTTTGGCGCTTGCTTTCTTGGCGGGGCTCAACGCTTTTGGGGCACCCAACGACTTAGGGCGAGGCTTGTTCCATACCGCACCCCCTTCAGCGTACTGCGTAAATGACGTGTCGTCGCGGCGTTGCTTGCGCACACCTTTCGGCCGTTTAGCGGGGGCGATAGCCCCCATACCGCGACTTGCACGCATCAGATGTACCTGCCTCGGGTTTTGCCGCGCTGCGCGATGCCGTCAGCACGACGCGACGCGCCTACGGCGCCGCCCTTACGGAACCCCGGGCCTTCGCCCGACATCCGCATCTCGTCGAGGTCACGCGGGGGCTCTTTGCGCGGCGCAGGCGGCGGGGCTTTTGCCGGGCGCCCCCCTTCGGCTTCCATCTCTTCCTTGCCCTTGCGCTCCGACTTGGCACGCTCCGCACGCTCTGCGCGCTGCTTCACGGGGTTGGTGCCTTTGGGCATCGGACGCGCGGCAGCAGCCGGGGGCATGTTCAGGCGGGGTTCCATACGGGCCATCGCCGGCGCAGCCGCACGCGCCGCTCCAGCCGCACGGGCCGCCCCCATCAGCGGGCGCAGCGGCGGCACCATCATGGCCTCGGGCGTAACGGATTCAAGCGCCTGCGCGCGCTCCATCGTCCGCATACGGGCCATGTCAGCGGGAGTGGCCGTGGGCTCAGGCATCTCCCGGCGGCGCAGCCGCGCAGTTTCGTCCCCGGTATCCGTCACACGGGCGCGGCGGGCAGCAGGCCGAGCGGCAGGCGCGCGCTCACCGAACTGCTCGTCGATCTGCTGGCGTAGCATGGCCTCGCGCGCCCGGCGGTAGATGTCCGGATCGCTCTTGGCGAAACGCCCCCCTTCAGGGACGTCGCCGCCTTCGTCGTAACGTTTGGCGCGTTTCATGTCAGCACGCCTTACCGCCCCCGGCCATTTTGACCTGCTTGGCCTTGGTCTTGCCACGCTGGGCAACGCCATCGGCTGCACGAACGTACCCGCCAGAGGCCATCTTCTTCATGCCCTTGGCTTCGGCCATCTCGTGTTGGATCATCGACTTCGGAGCGCCCTTCTTTTTCATGAAGGCCACTTCTTTTTTCATCATCGCCGGAGACTCTTTCATTTCGCCACCTTCCGCAAAAAGACGCGTCTTACCGTGACGCGTAGTGGGTTTGTTGATCGTCTGCCTGTCCGCGCGCGTGCGGGGGTTGGCACGCTTGTCGGCCTTCATGAACTCAGCCCCCACCGATTGTGGCACACCCGCCTTCTTAGCGAAAGCCGGGTTGTTCGCAACGGCCGCCATGAAGCGATGTTGCTCAGGGGACTTGGAGGGCATCAGCTGTCCTTTGCCTTGCCAGCGTACATCTTGTCCAGCTTGGCTTCGATACGATCGAAACGATCCAACAACTGCTGTACATCCGCGCGGAACTCGCTGCGCGTAATATGATCACGTGCCACTTCTTCCCGGGTACGATTGAGCAAAATGCCAAGGCGGGTCAATTCAGCAAACTTCTCTTTCATGACGTAGCCTAAAAGAGCGACAATCGCGGTAAGGATGATGTTCCAGACCATCATTTCCATGTCAGCAATTCCACGCTCGCAGTGACTTGTTGATCCGGCTGTTCGGATCGTTAGCTGTTTTCTTACTCGTCAACTTCTTCTTCATGCCGGCCATTCGAGCGCAGAAGGAATCTCTACGAGATCCCCCTTCCGGCTGCGGTGGTTTCAGTCCCGGCTTGCCGGGGTTGGCCGCGTTATAGCTAGCACGCCCCTTGGCGTTCAGTCCGCCCTTCTCGGACTTGCCTTCTTTGCGCTGCCAAGCGGGGGTCTTAGCCATGACTACGCCCAAGCCCTTGACGGTTGCGACGGCTCGCGCGGGTTGCCTTCCGCGTCAAGCAGGAAGAACCGGTCAAGGCTGGAGAGCGCCGCCGCCACTTTTGGGTCGGTCTGCGCCATCTCCCGGGCCACTTGCCCGAGGCTGACCGTGGTGCGCAGGTTGGCGTGCCAGAACGGCGTGCCACTGCCATCGGCCACCGGGGCCATCTCAGGCACCGGACCCTCGGGCGTCTTGAGCGTCTTGCCCGTGGGCTTGTACAGCACCCCGATGAAGTCCCAGCAGCCCGGTCCTTTGGCACTTACCGTCTCAGCACCAGTCTCGTCGGTGTAGACCGACAGCACGCCAAGCTTCTCGCCCAGCGCAATCAGCGTGGGCCAGTCAGACGGGAGCGCGCGAACGTAGTAGTCGTGGTACATGGTTGGCCTCAGGTCGTGAGGGTTTGGAGTTCTGCTGAACTGAGTTTTCTTGGGTAGTAGGTAATGCGGCGGATATACCCTGTCCATTGATTTCCACCGACAGCGTTTGCCCCAATATACAGACGATCAACCGTTGGCAAAGTTCCAGAAGTATCTGTCTGGACAGCCCCTGCGTCTCTTACAAACGCAAAATCGTTTACTGCATAGGCAAGCGCCGTTTTAACAGTTGTGTTTGCTGTAATCGCGTTAGGAGCAGATAGCGTTGCTTGTGCAGAACCTCCATCTGTAATAACAGCGACCATCCTCTGGCCGCTCTCGGTGTTGTACACCAAAAATCTTTCGTTAGCAGTGTTGTCAGATAGCGCCCATGCGGTGGCAAACGTTGTAGAAGCAATCAGCGCGTAGCGTTGCACCTCTGCATAAACCG